CAGAGTTTCAAAGTGTAATAGCTAATGATCCCTCACTAGCTTCTTTTTTTGGTATTCAGGGTGAACCGCAAGTTTTTAAAGATGGCGGTAATGTAGAAAAGATGGTAAAAAAAGAAAACCCCCTTTTAGACGTTTTAAGGAGTAGAGAATAAAATGAATAGAAAAGATATAATATCAGCAGTTGAACAACACGGACATGGTGTAAGATTTAAAAATGGAGTTGTTCAAATAAGTTTAGAACCATTAGATGTTTACGATATGAGAGACGAAAAAGTAAAATATAGATCCATTAAAAATCCAACAGAAAAAAAGATTAAAAGTATTCTAGGGTATAAAGGTGGTGGAGAGGTAAAAAAGTTTTCATCAGGAGGTGCAGCTGTGAAGGGTTTAGGTAAGGTAATTAAATAGTATGGTTGTAGAAAAAAGAATAGAAGCTAACAATGCACCCATAGATGCAGAGGCTGTTGATGTAGAAACAGTAGAAAATATAACACCAGATGTGGTAATGACAGAGGATGGTGGTGCAATTCTTAATCCTACACCAGAACAACCGACCACAGATTTTTTTGCTAATCTAGCTGAGATAGTGTCGAAAGATGAGTTACAGAGAATTTCAAGCAAACTTCTTGGTGAGTTTGAAGATGATAAATCTTCAAGAAAAGATTGGGAGCAAGGATTTGCAAAAGGTTTAGATTTACTTGGTTTTAAGTATGATGAAAGATCTCAACCATTTCAAGGAGCTAGTGGTGTAACACATCCATTACTTGCAGAGTCTGTAACGCAATTTCAAGCTCACGCATACAGAGAGATGTTACCTGCAAAAGGGCCTGTGGATGTAAATATTGTTGGTGAAATAACCACGGATAAAGAAGCACAAGCAGAGCGTGTCAAAGATTTTATGAACTATCAAATAACAAATGTTATGCAAGAGTATGATCCTGAAATGGATCAGCTATTATTTCATTTACCTCTTGCAGGATCTGCATTCAAAAAAGTTTACTATGATGCAAGTTTAGGCAGAGCAGTATCAAAATTTATTCCATCTGAAGATTTAGTAGTTCCTTACAACGCTTCAGATCTTATGACGGCAGAACGTATCGCACATGTTCTTAAAATGTCTGAAAATGATTTGCGTAAAAAACAAGTATCAGGATTTTACAGAGACATAGATTTATCACCTGGACAAAGTGATGAAGATCCTGTTCAGGATAAAATGGATAAACTTGAGGGTGTGCAAAAATCAGAAGATGATTATGAGTTTAATCTAATAGAGTTTCATGCTGAATGTGATATCGAAGGTTTTGAAGATAGAGATATTAACGGAGAACCAACTGGAATTAAATTACCATACATTATTACTATTGATGAAAACTCAAGAGAAGTTTTATCAATATACAGAAACTATAAACCCAACGATCCAAAAAAAGAAAAGGTATCGTTTTTTGTTCACTTTAAGTTTTTGCCTGGTCTTGGTTTTTACGGGTTTGGTCTTATCCATATGCTCGGTGGTTTATCAAGAACGGCTACCAGTGCGCTTCGTCAGCTTATTGATGCGGGAACCTTGTCAAATTTACCTGCAGGATTCAAGGCACGTGGTCTTAGAATCAGGGATGATGATTCACCAATACAGCCAGGAGAATTTAGAGACGTAGACGCTCCAGGCGGTAGCATTCGTGAAGGCTTAATGCCACTGCCTTACAAGGGGCCTGATAATACATTATTTCAACTATTAGGATTTGTCGTTCAAAGTGGTAGAGAGTTCGCTTCTATTGCTGATCAAAAAATTGGTGATGGTTCACAAGCAAATCCTGTTGGTACAACAATGGCATTATTGGAACGTGGTTCACGGGTCATGTCTAGTATTCACAAAAGATTGCATTACGCACAACATATCGAGTTTAAAATTTTAGCTAGAGTATTTTCAGAATACTTGCCACCTAGTTATCCATACTCAGTTCGTGGTGGAGACAGAAATATTAAAGTTTTAGACTTTGATGATCGTGTAGACGTAATACCCGTAAGTGATCCTAATATATTTTCTATGACACAAAGAATATCTTTGGCTCAAACTCAATTACAATTAGCTCAATCAAAACCGGAAATTCATAGCTTGTATGAAGCATACAAAAGAATGTACATGGCATTAGGCGTAGATGGTGTCGATGCAATACTACCACCGCCACAACCACCAACACCAAAAGATCCAGGAGCCGAGAACTCTTCTGCTTTGAAACAGTTACCATTTCAAGTCTTCCCTGGTCAAGATCATCAACAACATATCAATGCACATCGTGCCTTTATGTCATCGTTTCTTGTGAAAAATAATCCGCAAATATTAATTATATTACAGGCTCACGTGTCAGAACATATTTCACAACAGGCAAGAGAAGAAATAGAACAAAAGAATGCACCATTAATTCAAGAACAAGCTATGAAGTTTGGAGGACAATTACCTCCAGAACTTCTACAACAATTCCAAATGCAAAATGAAAAAGAAATTGCTGAACTTGTAGCAAAAAGAACAGAAGAGATGGTAGCTGAAGAACAAGAATACTTAGAAGGTAATCAAACTGATCCTTTACTTGAACTTAAAAAACGTGATTTAGATTTACAAGAAGCTGAAATAAACAGACGTGCTATGAACGATCAAGAAAGATTAAAATTTGATCAAGAAAAAACTGAAGAGCAGGAGAAAATACAAAGAGAAAAAATACAATCTAACGAGGACATATCTCAATTAAGAGCAAACGTTAATTTGTCAAAACAAAGGGGTAATTAATTATGGTAAAATTTACACCAGCAGAGATAAGAAAACTAAGAAGACAGCTTAAAGCTAATAGAGCAAGAATAGATCCAAAAGATATACAAAAACTTTTGCGTGCAGGAACAAGAATTCCGACTTTTCAGTCATTGAAAGGTTTTAAAGGTGGTGGTTTAGCTGCTGCAACAGCAAAATTAAAAGCACAAGGTCTTAAAAAGGGTGGTGTAGCCGAAAAAAAGGTAAGCAAAGTAATGAAAGAGTTTAAAGATAAAAAATTAAACATTGGAAAATCAAAAAAGAAAGTAAAATCACGTAAACAAGCTATTGCAATTGCCTTAAACAGGGCAGGCATATCCAAAAAAACTAAAAAGTAAGTTGTAAAAGTGAAATATCAGTCTAATATAACTACTATGACCGAAGCCGAAGAAAAATTAGCTTTTTATTTTGATAATTTAATGGATTTTGCACATAAATTTTCAAAAAACAGCGAAGATAATGTGTTATTAGCTGGTGCAATGATGGGTGCAGCCAAAGTTTTGTATGAAAACAACTTAAACTTTCAACAATTTCAAGAAATTTTAGATCATAATGTCAAAGACTTGAAAAATTTGATAAAACCAACTATACATTAATCATGTCTGACGAAAATAAATCAAAAAATAAATTACCTGGCGCACTTTCATCAGCTGAAATGAAGATGATTAATGAAGCTGTAGAGACTGGACTGTCAAGAAAAGCTCTTTTACAGTCTATTGCAAGAGTAACGGAAGACATTGGCATAGATAAAAGAGCAGGTATAATTGAACAAGAAATAGCTAAAAAATTTAAAGAGGGAAAAATGAATAAACCTCCAAAACCTACTAGAAATCCGGGTAGAGGTGGTAAAGGTAATGTTACTTTAGAAAGAGAAACAGTTACTGTTAATGACAGAACGTTTATCAGAAAACCAGATGGATCATTTGAAGAGGTGATGAAACAAAAAGATGGTGGATCTGTAATATCTATGAAAGAGGGTGGCGTGCCTGCTGAATACAAAGGTTTTTCAATGTTACCTGAAGCTGTTCAAAAAAAAATGGACCCTGAACTTGCAAAAAAATACAAAAAAGGTGGTTCAGTAAATAAAAAAACTGGTATAAAACGAAGAATAACCATAAAAGGTATGGGTATAGCAAAGAGAGGATTTTAATGAAATTTAAAAATGCAAAAATGACTGAGGTTCCTAGTAAGAATCCTTTTCCAAATACTATTGTTGCATCTGATGCAGCGGTAACTTACGCACCATTTGTTGTTAAAAAAAATAAAGGTGCTGGACCAAAAGGACAGACTAGTAATATGCAAATAAAAAAAGTAGCTTTTAAAGGCGTAAAATAGTATACTTTATTAAATCAAAAGGAGGTTTCTATGAATTTAATTAGAGACTTAATCGATCACTTAAAAGAATGGTCTGATTGGAAAATGAAAGATTGGATTAAAGCTGGTATTGTGGCAGTAATTGTAATTGTAATTATAGGAGCAATCTAAAATTATATGTGGCAACTTTTAGCAAAACCACTTCTTGGCGTCGTCGCTGATGGCGTCAAGGGTTTTGTAGAAACAAAGAAAGCAAAACAAGAATTAAAATTAACAACAATCAAAGCAACACAGAAACTTAAAGAAGATCAGATAGCTGGAAAAGTTGCATGGGAGCAAAGTGCTGTCGATCAAATGAAAGGATCGTGGAAAGATGAGGTAGCATTAATTGTACTACTTCTTCCAGCAGTTTTAGTCTTCACGCCTTTACAAGATCATGTTCATAAAGGGTTTCTCGCTTTGCAAGACCTACCGTCGTATTATCACAATTTATTATATATTGCGATTTCTGCAAGCTTTGGCATCAAGGCTGGATCAAGTGCGATAGGTCTATTTAAAAAGAAATAATGAGTTACGAAGAATTATCTAAATCAGTAAAATTAAGTGAAGGGTTCAGAAATATC